CGTCGACAACCCAACTGCCCGCCTTCTTAATTCCGTCCCCAATGTTGGAGACCATGTTCTTACCCCAATCAAACGCTTTCGTTCCGAGGTTTTTGAAGAAATCTCCTACGTTACCGAACAGCCCCGTTATTCCGTCCCATACGTTACTGCAAGTCGATTTGATTCCGCCCCAAATGTTGGAGAAGAACCCCTTGATTCCCTCACATACATTCTTGAAGATATTCCAAATGGTTTCGCCGACGTTGCCAAAGAACGAGCAGATGTTTTCACCGAATCCTTTAATAAATTCCCAAATGCCGAGGAAAATGTTTTTAATGCCCGACCATATATTGCCTGCGAAGTCTTGCATATACTCCCAAGCTGCCGACCAGTCGCCACGCAGCACAGCACAGATAATTTTGATTATATCAAGTATCGCATTGACCACGTCGATTACTGCCATTAAGAACGGCCCGAGCGCATCGATGATTGCGCCGAGTACGCTCGACACTACGCCCCATAAGGTCATAACTAATCCGCCGATTAACTCGAAAATAGGTTTCAACGTTTCGTATAATTCACATATCGTATCCCAAAGCGATGCAAATAATGTTTTGAGCTTTTCCCATATCGGACGCACATACGAGAAGAATTTGGCGAGCGAGTCCTTTATTATGCTGAATGCGCTCTTCACGCACATCCATATATTTGTGAATATGGTTTTGACCGTGTTCCAAATCTTTTCGCCGTTCTTTGCCCAAAACGCTTTTATTGCTTTGACTGTATCCACGACTATCATCTTGATATACGGCCATACCTTTTTGGCTATTTTAAGAATGAGATTGAACTTAGCCTTGACCACGTTCCATACAATCTCAATGGCTTTCTTTACTGCGTTTATTATCTTCTCACCGTTCTGCGCCCACCAAGCTTTGATTGTTTCGGCAACAGCGAGTATCTTTGATTTTATTTTCTCCCATATCCGCATTACCGCGTTTCGGAAGTCTTCGTTGGTCTTCCATAGGTAAGTTACCACACCGACCACCGCCGCTATTGCCGCTATTATAAGTCCGACCTTTGAAAACAACAGCGACCCGACTTTCATAATCGTGCCGACGCTTCCGATGAGTTTGCCTACAACTAATAAAAGCGGCCCGATTGCCGCCGCCAAGAGTGCTATGGTTACTATGTTCTTTTTCGTTCCCATTGACAGCCCCATCAACTTCGCCGTCAGCGGTGAAATGTACTTTTGGATGAACTGATAGGAATCAGCACGTCACCAAACGATATGGCGATTTCTTCAAGCTCTGATTTAAGTATCTTCACTTGCCCTTGCAAGGTATTGAGCTGGACTTCTGCCATTTCGGTTGCCTTATTTGTTCCCGTGATTGACGCCGTCATATCCCTGACCGCATCGCCCCCCGCAGACAGCAAGGCAAGCATTCCGGGGCCCGCTCTCGCACCGAATACCTTCATTGCCTGAGAGGTGTCCATTCCTGCGGCACCGAGTCTGTCTATTATAGTTGCAAGGTCGTTTGTTGCGGGATTAACCTCGTCATATGTCAGCCCCAATTCCTCAAACACGCCGAGCGCAGCCGTGGACGGGTTCATTAACGACACAAGCGATTGCCTTAGCGCAGTACCCGCAGTAGATCCGTCATAGCCTGCGTTGTACAGCACGGACAATGCACCCGTAACTTCTTCGATTTCGTAACCGAGGCTGTTTGCCACAGGCCCGACATAACCCATTGAGTTCGAGAGTTTATCCATACTCGCCATTGAGTTACCGATTGCGGCGGCGAATACGTTTGTTACCCTTTCCGCTTGGTTTGCTTCCAAGCCGAACTGATTCAGCGTAGATATTACCGTATCGGTAGTGAAAGCGAGGTCGCTCTGCGTTGCCGATGCAAGGTTCAAGGTTGCCTCTATGGAGTCTGCCATTTGGTCGACCTTGTAACCTGCCGACGCCATGTAGTATAAAGCATCCGCCGCATCCGATGCGGAGAACACCGTTTTACTGCCCATATCTCTGGCGATCGCTGTCATTCTTGCAAGCTCTTCGCCCGTTGCCCCTGCGACCGATGCCGCATTTGCCATACTCTGCTCGAACCCTTGCGACACGTTGACTGCCGCCGTTCCGAGTGCTACGAGCGGTGCGGTTATGCTTGCCGTGAGCTTTGTTCCTGCTTTTGTGAAAGACGCCGACACCTTTTGTATTTTCTTTTGTGCGGTTTGTAGTCCTTTCGACAGCGAGGATATATCCGCCGCAATCTTCACGACAAGGTTTCTAATTACAGCCATATCTCGCCCCCTTTATTTGATTATTACGCCTTTTGCCGCCGCCATTGCTTTTAAGATCGCATCGCTTTTACTGCTTGCTTTTTTGCTCGGTTTCTTCCTTGCCTCTTTCAGCAGTTTTTCAAGCCGTGGCAACTTTCTTTGCCGTGCAAGAGCTTCGGTGTGCCATGCAAGACACAGCAAGTTCTCAAACTCGGTCTGCTCGGCATTCCGTTTCTGCTTGGCTATGAGCGTGAGTTCATACGGCGTATAATCGCCGACCTTTAACGGATCGACGCCCCACGTTACCACCGCTTGTTCGGACAATGCGAATAAATCAAAAACGGCGGTTACTTTTCCCCCGGCGTTTGCTCCGTATTCTCTCCGCCGAATGCTGCGGTCAAAGCCTCGCCGAGTTTCTCTGCCACTTCGGTGAGGTTGGAGTATTCGTCAATTAAGTCGCCGACCTTTTGTATTGTCAGCGTTTTGTCTTCGTGATAAAGACCGCCGTACACGATGGCAAGTAAGTCTTTAATGCCCAACTTATTAAGGTCGAGCGAAAGGATGGATTTGCCCGTTAAGTCTTCGATTTTGGCAAGTGCATTCATACCGTATCGCAAGGTTCTCGGTTTATCCAAATTGATTGTGATTCCGTTCTTCATAGTCCCTCCGTTTATTCCGCCGTTTCAAAGGTCAGCGCACCCGTTCCCGTGAATTCGATGCTGATAGACACCACGTCATCAACGGGATCTTCTATGGAAAGGCTGTTGATATACGCCTCGCCCATGTAGTAGTTTTTATCGTCCACGTACAGTTTGACCATTACCGTCGAACCGTCCAAGAATGCTTTTTGCAAAGCCGCTTGTCCTTCTTCGTCAACGGGTACTTCATAGTCGCCCTCGCTTGATGCCGACCATTCTTTCAATCCCGTTATATAATTCTTCCAATCGTCGCCCAATGCCGTCGTTTCAAGCGTATCCAAAGACAGTTCGATCGACCAGTTCTTTATACCGACCACTTTCTTCGTGGTTTCCGCGCCGATGACTACTTTTCCGTTCTTTCCTGCTACAGCCATATTGCCGTTTACCTCCCTATTTTTCGTTAAAATGAAATTCGAATTCGATACTCGACATATATTCGTCCGTATCGAACTTCAAAGCGGTGTTTCCGTTATATTCGCAATCCGACTTTATCAACACCGCTTGTATAAATAGCCCGCACATATCCCCATGCGCACATATCCCCGTGGTAATCTTGAAAAACTCGCTTTACTTTTCGGGACAGTTCGCGGGATTTTTTGTACGTCGTATCGTGGCATACAAACTGTATCGTCTGCCTTACGTACCCCGTATCGCCTTGTAATGCGGAGTCATAATTGGCAAGCACAGGCGTGTACACAATGGCAGGCAACGGCGCGTCTTCGGGAAGAACGATAGGATATATGCGGTCGCATACATATCGGTAGATGTTCTTATCCGAACACAGCCGCTCGTACACTGCTTGACATATATCTTTCATATTTTCCTCCCTAACTCCCTTTACATCTCTGACTCTCTCGCATCGTTTATTTTGGTTTGATTATCATCCACAGCGTTCCGTAAAAACGGATTAGCGGGTCTGCCTCGACTACCAAGTTCGACATGCGTACCATATTTGAGAGACTTATCATAGTCTACTTGCACAGTTGCTTTCACTGCCGTTGCTTTACCTTCCGTAAGATGCAAACTTTGCTTTAATGTCCCGCTATCTACCGGGCAATTCCGCTTAGCATCTTCGAGTGCTATTTTACCGCCAGCTTTTGCTCCCTCCATCATCACATCTGTTGCCGCATCTTCCATAGCCTTTAAGTTCTTGACAAGTTTACTTGCTCCTTCAACTGTGGTTTTGACTTTCCGCTGTCTTGCGCTGTAACTCATCGCTTACCATCTCCTTGCAATTAAGAATTGTCATGTTGTGAGCAGTCCTATGGTCTGCTATTCCCATAATCTCGTATAATTTTTCGCCGTATCGTATACGATTCATAACGCTTATACCTGCATAAAATCTTACAGTTATCTTCGTTTGATTTTCCGCATTGACTTGTTGTTTTGCAAAAAACTCTGTTCCATTACTAGGTTCAATCTTTGCCCATATTCTGCCGACGGGCAACCACTCTCCGTCAACTCCACCGTAATCGTCTCGTTCCTCAAAAAACTGTAAGACTTCCACCCGTCTATTCAATTCCCCTATATTCATTAAAACCTGTCCTTTCGATATGCAAACAGCATTCGCCGTATGAGATCAAGCGTCTGAGACATATCCAATCCCGACTTATCCTTGGACACTTGTCTTTCTTCATACAATGTCGCTACCAATACGCAGATTGCCTGACGGATAGTTTCGGGTAACGGCTCATACTCAGCAAGCGGTCTACGAAGTATATCCTCAGTGAGCTCGCTTGCCGTATTTATAAGAGATTGGATATATTCGTCTTCGTCATCCGCATCTACTCGTAAAAAACTCTTAACTTCATTAAGTTCTATCATCTGGTATACCTCGGATCTCCTTGCACTGATACTATCAAGCCGTTTACTATTGACGCCGTAACCTTTGTGGCGCATAACCTTACTCTATCCATAGCAGTATTTTCTAGCAAATCTACATCTATTCGATATCTTGCATCCGAATCTTTGCCAATGGTCATTCTATCGCTTTCTAATTTTTCAAGCATGTTATCTACGACTTTATAGAAAGGAATATTTTGCCACTCTTCGCTTTCTCCACACTTGCCTTGCACTGTAACAGTAATCTCTCCGTTTATACCACTGCCAGAAAATACAAGAAAGTCCACATACCTGTAGTTGTTAAGAAAAATAGGCTCGGACTGTGTCTCGCTTGAGAATATAGTTCCGAGTCCTTTTATTTTCTCTATTGGATTTATTATTGACGTCATATCAATTCCTCTTTGCAAGTCCTACAAACGGAGATACCGTAGAACTTCCCTTGTACGGAGTAAGCGGTTTATTCCAAATAGGCTGACCGTCACAACGATATATAAAGCGAAACACATTTTCATCATATAAAAATCTTACGTGGATTGATGACGCCGCTTTTACTCCGCCTTTATCTATCATTAGATACTGACTTATATCCGCAAGGATAATATCCCCCAACTCTCCCGCGGCACTGCATTGTTCAAGCGGAACAACGGGACGGCCGAACAGTGTGCCATAAGGTTTTTCAGACAGTCCGCCCGCAGGTATATACACAGGTTTATCTCCTAATTTCAAAGTGTAGAGATACGGCTCCAACTCTTGGTTTATATACCATACCGAATTCGCTCTTGACCTTGCCCACAGTCTGTTCCACATTTTTATAAGGTTTTCAACGGTGATTTTATCCGTTTGATTTGTTTCTTTTGCTACCGTTACCAATGCTCCGCTTTTGAGTATGCCTAACGGTTCGCCGCTACCCGATCCCGAAAGAATTGCTTCGTCTATCTTGAAACCGAACTCTTCCGCAAACGCTTGACGGATTACCGATTCCAATGCC